TTGACCGCCGACTAGATGGTGTTGAACTTACTGTAGCTTCTGATTATGTCAAGAAAGCTGAGTTAGCTGAACTACTTAGCCGGATGGAAGACCATATGGTACGTATTGAACAAAAACTAGACCAAATCGTGCTTAGAAATGCCTAAGAAAAAAGCTACAGAAGACCAGTTTAACGAGCTGCATAATCTAGTTACGAAGGAGTTTCTTACCCGTATTAAATCTGGTGAGGCTTCTACAGCTGATCTTAAGGCAGCTTGTGATTGGCTCAAAACAAATGACATCAGTGGTGTCGCCCTAGAAGGCAGCCCACTGTCTAAACTGGCAGCAGTAATGCCCCAGGTAGACCCTGAGCTTGTACAACGGAGGTTGCATGGCTCGAACGTCTAAATATAGCGGTGCAAAATACGCTAACGGTAACTATAAATCGTATCAAAAAAAGTACGACTCATCTAAACTACAGATCAAGAAACGATCTGCACTAAACAAAGAAAATCGGAGACGCGGAACCTATGGTAATGGCGACGGTAAAGATGTATCACACAGAAAGAA